TCATGGCTCTGGTTTTCTCTATTTCACGGATACCGGCGCGTTCTATAACCTGTTGCAGCGATAAATATTTCATGAGTGATTTCCTTTTAGGCATGAGCCTGTCGCACGGCAAAGCCGCCGAAAGTTAACGGTTTGCCCAGGCTCACAGCTGAAAGACTTTCTTTGATGTGCGCGTGCGATGCGCATAAATGCCGCGCGATGCGGTTACTGTCTGAATATCAGGGTATTACTTCGTTCTAACCCCGGGTAAGGTAAGCATTCAGCCCGTCAGTGGTGGGACACTGCCGCATTAAAAAGCGGAGAAGTGGCTGAGTTCATTTTTCACTTTCAGTTAAGGAAACCTCATGGAAATGACTGATCGCCATAATTTCACCCGATTCCCTTATCGTCGCGATGTTAGAGAAAACGGTGATATCAACAATGGTGGATTTGACCTTATACAAAACCCGGAAAAGATAAATGACATCCATGAAATTCACGATTTTCCGTGGTTTAAGGATTTCATTTCTGAAGTCAACAGTATAGATGGCTTGTTTATGACTTTAGGATGCGCTATCGGTTATAAGGAGGATATGCTGTACGGGTACATCGACTTCTCATTACGACCGAACACACCAGCCACCATTAAAAATGACCTTTTAAACCTTGACGACCATTTTTACAAGTATCTCTCTCAGGCCATGCAGGATGAGGAAACCCGCCAGAAGGCCATTCAATACACTCAGAGTATTTTCCTTTGGCTTGCATCGCCTCTTGAAATCTACGGCGAATCGTACACAAAAGTGAATCTGACATTTCGTGAGAGGAACCAGGATGGGTTGGCGTGGGCTTTTGATCACTTATGTTATTTTTTAACAAAGCAATTTCCCTCCAATCTGTAGATCTTTTGTAATCTAAAACGGGCAGGCGTTTACTGAAATTGCGTCAATAGTCGCAGTGCCACTCAATATTCATTGGTCGCATTGGTTCAAACATCCACTCACTTGTGTTTCCACCATGCGGCCTCCCCACCGATGCCCTCAGTTTTGAAAACGGTATGCACGAGAGGGCCGGTGACAAGCCTGTCAGCGAATGACTGCGCGACAATGCCGAACGCCAGCATGTCACCTACCGCCGCGCCAGCCTGTTCTTTCTTCCAGAAACGATAACTCTCGATCCGGTAGTAAAGGCGAATGATTCCGTGGGCGAACGCCATAACATCAGCGCGGGTACCACCCAGCAGCCCAGCGTTTAGCATCACATCGTTGCGATGCTCTTCAATGAACTCCTGATAGATGCGCTCCGGATGATTCTGCTTTGCCCAGGTATCGGCGTATGTCTTTGGTTCTGAACCGACGTATACCTTCCCTGCCTCCATTTCTCCCCACGGCGCGCGTAGCATTTCGACATCAGTACCATCAGTACACCAGACGAACCGGTATTCAGGGTGATCTCGCAGGTGCTGCCAGATGTGCAACCAGCGACGGAAGTAGACATTCATCTTCACGTCAGGAACGCGACATAGCTCAACATCTTCCGGGGCCGTCAGTAATTCATCCACCAGCGCTATACGACCACACTGGCGAAGTGATGAGGCCCATTTGCTCAGCATGTCAGGCGAGGCCGCCATTTTCGTGCCGCGCTGCGGGTCAGGCTGACTGGTGAGCAGCGTTGTGATAACCACGTCGCGCTGCTGACGGTATTCAACGTAACCAGTAAACCCGGAATCACGCCGTTCGTTGTGTATCTTCACGTTACGTTCCACCAGCGCCTGTCGGTCGGGACGCGGTACCGAACGCTCTACGGCTTCATGCTCATCGAGAGAATGGATCAGTTTTTCTGAACCGACCACATCACCGTAAGCCCACGTCGTCAGGCCAGTATTATGGATGCGCAGGGCGAGGTCGCTGTGTTCGTACATGCCGCGACCGTAAACCGGATCGAAACCGCCAACCTTCTCGATAGCGCTACGGTGGTAATACAGCATCACGCCGCGCTGCCCGGTGTAAGCGATGTGCTTATCATCCCGGTACAGTACCGCCATATCCTTCAGCTTATTCGTCCCTGCCAGATCGAGAAACTGGTAAGCCAGGTGTGGCTCGGGTGATTCGATATATGGCAGGTGCCAGTTATCAACGATGGGCCAAGCGTCATCGTCCCAAAGGAAAAGATGTTCGCACCCGGCATTCATCAGCGCGGTTAAGCTGGCGTTCTTAGAAGCAACAATTCCCAGTGATGTTTCATGGCGACGCAGCTGCACGCCGTCAGGTACTATGGCGGCAGGTTTAGAGCCGTCGTCGATAACCACCACCAGCGCACCGACAGGAAGATGTTTAGTGTGATGCTCAATGGCGCGCTTTAAAACGTCTGGCCGGTTGTGGGTAGTTATGGCAATGCCAATCCGTGACGCTGAAGCGCAGGCGGGCATATACGGGACACCATCAATAGTGACCTGCATAAAAACTCCAATAAAAAAGCTACCGTCGACTGAGGGCAGCTTAAATTAATATATCAAAATGCTCATAGAATGCTTCTAAGATACTAATTAATATATTCCTTTTTTTGACGCACTGGTTAAGAAAGCTAACTTTTCCTTTTCACCTTTTAATAACCCCGATTTTACATGTTTTATCTTAACCATTGTTGAGGCCGCAGAAATGGCCAAACCCCCGATGTCGCCTACAACACCCATATTTAAAGTTTGTGAACCTGTAATAGATAAACTTGCCTTCGTTAAAAACTCAATTACTTGCCCAGCATCAAATTCACAATTTACAGAAACATCGAATCTAGGGAAATATTTCCACTTTTCAAGGCATAATTTATTTATACTTTTAATTTGTTTATCTAATCTATCGTAGGCTTCTCTTTTTGAAAGTTCAACATCAGGAGATTTTAAGACATCATAATAAAGCTCTGCGATGTATGAATGTAAAGCATTTAAATCATCTTTGTATTTCTGTTTAAACTCAAGAATCTCCTCAATATGAAGATCTTTATTGGGAACTGGTAAAGCCTTGAGCAATTCTAACCGAAGAATATCTTTGCCACTTGAATAAACTCCAAAATTAAACTCATCCCCAACCTGATGAAGTAACCAGTCAGTTGATTTTTCTTTCGCTCTAAGATCCTTTAACACTTCTATTTGGAAATTGGCATATAAGTGCGAGAATTGACTAATATCCAGCATGCCCTTCGTAAACATTTTTGGACGCTTAAGTATACCGGCTGCTAACAATTCATCCTGCTTAGGGATTGACAGCGAAATATTTGAAGAATCAAGTACAACTAATTCATCCCAGTAAAGTGCATAATAGTGAACTTCATCAGTAGAAAAACCTTGAAGATCTAAAGCCGCTCTATCCGTGTTGAAGCGAAAACTACCCGGTGGAGTTACGATTCCTCTTTTCATCATTTCACTCTTCATATTTTTTTAGTAGAGAATGTTACAATAAAAAACTATAGACAAGATAGCCTTGTGACGGCAAACAATCAGCATAAGAGCGGAAATGTGAACACAGTAGCATGCTTCACTCCCGCTTCTGGCAGTTAGACTCCCATGTTTGGTTATGCGCCAGGATGTCTTTCTTCGTTTGGCGGTCCATAACGTCGATATCGTGATCCGTTAGGTAGATTGGTTTTACCCAGTCACAGGCGGTATCAACCACCACCGGGACGCTTCCACGTGTCACGCAGCTCGCGATCAACATCGTCATCAGGCATGTGGTTAACACTCTGCTGTACATTGCTGGCCTCTATCGTTGCATCTACCCGGCGTTCGGCTGCTGCGACCGTTGCAGCTGCGTTATCTTCGGTGCGCTGCTTGTTGGCTTTCGCTGCCGCTTTGCTGGTGCCGCGGATATGGCCAAGGCCAAAAGCGCCGGCAATAGCGGAAATAACCAACGCGGCCAGCCCGATTATCGTTTCGATCCCCACATTCACCTCACACCAGAACGGATTTCGCTAGGTTAAATAGTGCGCGGCGTTTATCCAGCCCGTTGCGGCCGCCATTGATTAGCAGCGTAACGCGCTCAACATCGCCGGAATGAAGCAGGCAACCGCGGGAGGCATAGAACCATGCGGCTGATCGCGCGGCGTATTCATCCTTTTCAAGCAGCTCCGGATGAGTAACAAGGTCCAGTTTCAACGCCTGGTCACAACTGCGATAGTTGCTCAGGCCGGTAATCTGTTTCAGCCCACGACCGCGATATTTCCAGCCATCACCAGCGACCTGATTGCCAAGGTGTTCTTTTCCCCACTCACCACCGTATACCAGATTGGCGATCGCTTTCTGGTTTGCCGGTTGCGTTGCCGTTCTGCCAAGTGCGGCGGCCTGCTGTTGCGTGATGCGATGGCTGCCGAACGTAGGTACCAAGTTTTCAACCGCGTAATTCAGGTTCTCTACCAGCCGGGTAAATCTTGTGCTTTCATGCCCCATCTGAGCAATAAACATCGCCTGATCAAGCGGTGCGGTGATGCCGTATTCCTTCATAGCGGCGTCGATATGCAGAAACCAGCGCGCAGCTAACCCGGCGCTGATACCAGCCGCCTTTTGAAATTGTGATTGGTTCATTAGTGCCTCAGTGCATCAACCAGGCGCGCAACGTTTCCCCGAGCCCAGAGAACGGCGGCGCATATCAGGACGTTCACCAGCACCACAAACCAGTGCGATTCGTGATACAGGCCAAACAGGTAACGGAAAGGGACGCTGGCATAAACCAGCACCGTGAAATAAGCCATCAGCGATATCAGTGGACGATGTCTCGCCCCTCCACGCTGGTAGAACATGAGTGCAAGAACGATTACCCCGCAGATGATGGCATTCGCCATTGCACTCGGATCACTTGTTACCATTGCTGGCCCCTCCACCACGTAAACGCGAGAGAATTCCAAACAGGCTACCCAAATCCTGACTGTTGACGAACGTCAGCAGCTTAATAGCAATAGCGGCTACGATTACCGCGCCCAGCGCATCAAGTGGCCTGTCGCTATACCCCGTCCATTTGGAGAAGTAAGAGCCAAGCAGTGGAGCGCCGATAACGCCGAAGATGAATGAGGTGATGAAGTAGCCCACCAGCTTAAGGCGACTGATATTAACCGCCGTAGCGACGTAGAACACCGCACCAGCGAATGCGCCAAACACCACACCGTAATCTATGCCGGTTGCCAGGCCGAACATGCTGGCCCCCATCAGACCACCAGCCGCTACTGTCGTGCCAGAAACAGGATCGGACATCTAGTCCCCCTCTTATTGCCGTGAATCCTCTCAGTGATGAGGGGAATAAAAAAAGCCCGCTTTTGAAGGCGGGCTAATGAGTGACTATTAGTAAGTAAGGTAGGTAGTCGTGAGTCTTGCTAACTGACCTGAGTGAGACAGTATCGGGCTGGTTCACAACGGTTCAGGAGAACCATCAGGCAATTACCTTCAACACACATTTCAAGCGTAGCAGCAGTTTGCAAATTCATAAGAAAAGGCCTGCTTTTTACGGCAGGCTCTCAAGGAATTTGAAACTGTATTGTTGTTGTCATGGTGCCGGGTGCCTCCCGGTGACTCTACCCCAGTCAGCAAAGCCGCGCGCATACCTGCAGATAGCAGTTGACTGGAACGCCCTTTCGCTTAGAAAGGATTCACCACAATAATAAGTTACGACTAATCCATTCTAGCGGTCAATACATCATCGCCATGAGTCCTCTCAGAACGAGGGGAAACAAAAAAGGCCACCCGGAGGCAGCCCTTAAAATAAAAAGCCCCGCACAATGGCGAGGCTTGGCATTCATTCATGTCACACACAACAACGGCAACATATACGATTTATTCTGCTCATTTGTTCATTGAAAAGCAAGCGTGTTGTGAGGATTTTTTGCAATTTTCCTCACATTTTCGCGATTGTTAAACGCATTTTGCAGCGGTTGGTACAAACAGAACAGTGAGGCATTGATGATTTGCTTCACCTCTCTACGGATTGTCGAGATGCTTGGGTGTTTATACTGATTGCCGCCACGCGTCTTCATCAGGCGAGGCTTACTTACTGCATGCTGCCATGATGCAATTCGGATCTCGCTGGAGTTACAAACGTAGTAGGCGAAGACAACCCGCCATGCATTTTCATCCACATTCTTCAGATAGTGACGAATGACAGCATCAATGAGCATCCCGTCATCATCACTACATACCGGTCGTGATGCTTGCTGGGGCTCGACGGTAGCCATGAATCTGGCAATCATGTTGATCATCGCTTTATCAATCTTGCCGGTCTGGCACCATGCGCCCCACAACTGGAGCCACTGGTCTACCCATTGATGCTGGTCGTTGGTTAATTCCAGTTTCATTATGCGGCTTCCTTCTGTGGCTGATTGGTTTTGGTCTGGCTGTGCTTTGCTACTGGCGGCATGCTGGCGCGCTTAACGCTTTCGGCCTGATATCGGGTTATCTCGTCTCTGGTCACGGTGCGCACTCCCCAATAATGATTTGCCCCTTCTCTCCCCAAAGCTTTGTCACCCGGCCATCCCAGACGCGGCTGTCGTCGTCGAAAATGGCATCGAGTAGCGCCTTTTCCAGGTTGTCTTTATCCGGTTTCTGCTGATGAGCCTGGCCGTTAAGTTGCGCACGCTTCTTCTGGCTCCAGCTTTTTGGCATGGGAATGATGAAGGTGACGTGATAACCGGACTCAGGCAGACAGATCCCGAGCTGGCGTACTTCGGCTTTAAAAGCCCAATATGCCGCTGTTGCCGGACGTTTTACCCACCGGTCCCGTTGAGTCATGCGGGGTTTGCTGACTGGCGTGATATCGAAAATATTCATATTTTCACGAGCCCCTCTCTCAGCCAGATGACCTGCGTGCGAGCCATGCCTTCCAGCGCGCACTCCTTTGCATATTCCGCATCGACCAGACGGGTTCGGCGATCAATCTCGTCGTGGCAACTGCTGCATGCGATGGTGGCGATCAGGTCAGGCGGCTTGATTCCGGTGCCGCAGAGACCAGCAAGACGAATGTGAGCCAGCACTGAGGTTTCAGGATTGCCGTTGCATACGCCGTGGATCCGCACCTGACATTCGCGGCCGCGTGCCGCTTTGCATAAATTAGCCATGCGCCCTCCGTGCCGCGAGACGCAGCCATTTCTGAACCACCAGGCTGGCGGTGTAGCCCTTCAGTGTCGGGATGTCTGACGGCTTAACCACGGGCTTACGCTGGCGGCGTGCCGGAACGCGGAAGATTTCATTGGTGATGACGCGGGAAAGTGGAGTAGACATCAGGCCTCCTGCTTATCGCGCAGCTGTTGGTACTCGCAGCTCTGCGGAATGGTCAGGTGACAGCCGATGTTCATCGCCCAGGCTTCGACTTTGCACAGGAAAATGTACATCTCGCCCGTTTCCAGCTCTGACGTATGACGTAGAGATTGGACGGTGGTGACCTCGCCAGACACGACGTCTACACGGTCCTTGCTTTCGTAGCCGAGATAGGTGTGCTTCATCGCGTCTTTGACCCACTCAGGCGTAGCGAAGGTCTTGCCGCGCGCGATCAGGTACTCGCTAATTTCCGTGTACCACATGTGGCTGAGCGCGTTCTGCGACAGGCTGCGCTTCTCGCGCCATGGCTTAACCTGAAGGCGGAAGCATTGCCCTGCATCCAACAATGGCTGAATCTGCTGGCCTATGGCCGCGAAGTTACCGCGATGGAGTTTGATGCCGTCTACGGGCAGAGTCATACGGCCTCCTTAACGGAAACCGCAGAATGCAGAAAATCGCAGGTGCATTTCTGCATCTGTGACAAGGTGAGGAGTTCAGATTGTTGTCGCATTTAAGTCCCCTTAAATGCGCAGAAGTCACAATCGGGTGTTCAGGCCGACTGCGACTTAATTATGGCGGGATGATTTGAGAAAATCAATTTGCGAATAGCGACAATATATAGTTAAGGAATCCAGCCTTCGCCGCAATTTCCTGTCTCTCTCATCCACTCATGACCGCATTCCGAGCATTTGTAATAACGCTCGTTTGCTTCGCGTCCGTGATGGCTGAAGTTAACGGATTTATCGCCTTGCAAGACCATGCATGGAAGAGGCGGGTCCCTTCGTCCAAGGGGTTGTTTGTTACATACTTCACAAGTCATAAATCCCGGACCTCACACGTCATTCGCCTGTAAAAAATCATTATACCAAGAAAAATTTGGTTAAGATGCGAGCGGAATGTAAAACATGTGTATAGCTATTAAATCGGTCCTTGGCGATTTATTTTTTAGCGTCAAACCCCACATGATGGGACGCAACTTCAGTAAATTTACGAACAACATCCATGGCGAAATCACCTCTCTCAGCAATCTTCCAGACCCAATGTACCACCTGCTCTGCGTTCGTTAGGTGGGAAAGAGGAATTGAGTAAATCTGTCCATGGATGTCAATCACCTCAAGCTCATCGAGGCACACCTTAACAAGATCATCAAGCTCCCTTTCTCTTTCAAGAATCGTTGTGATGCTCATGCTATTTTCCATTTGAATCTCCTAAAATTTATTTTGCATTTTGCTCAGTCATTTCAATGTAGCGAGGATCAGATGCCTTAGGCAATGCAACGCTCTGCTCGCGATAGTGCCGCACGCGATCCATGAAATACTCTCGTAGATGCTCTGGTTGCTCACGAGCTACCTGCTCGGCGATAACCGGCATATTCAGGCGCTCTTTGTAGGCCACGCCGGAGGCTGCCAGGTCAACATTAACCTTGTCGCGTTCTTCCTGCGGCTTTGCTGCAATGTTCCAGTCAGACATTAGTCAGCAGTCCTCCCTCTCTTCTTTCTGGTCTCATAAGGAGATCTAAAACCATCAACAGATTCAACCTCTCCAGCATCAAACCGTTTCGCATTTGCAATTTGTGATTTCCTCCAGAACTTTTTATGTCTTTTCATTGAAGCTTTATATTTTTCTGCTGGAGTCATTTCTTCGTTAGACATAAAACCCCCTCGGTTATTTGAGGGGATTATAGATCACTTCTGCTGCGGTGATGCTGCTATCATCCGGCGATACACATCGTAGGTTCCGAATTGTTCATCACCAGCCTCAAGCATTTCATGGGTGGGTTCTTCTGGCACCAGCACCCAACCATCCGGAATCACCGGAGAGTCGCCGTCTTGCGCCGGAGCGATGTAGTTTTGCTCCGGACAGCAATCGGATTGCGCTGGAGAGTTACCATTCTGAAGCATGGCTTCCTGAAAGCGTCCAAGCTCCACGTACTCCTGGCATGACCACCCGCCATCAATAAAATCGCGAGCTTCAACAGCGTCGAAAGTGAATGATGTTTCGCCGCCAGTTGGTGAGGTTAAGCCGTACAGGTCTGCTACCGGCTTAAATTGCGTGACTGGTATGGTACCTTCATTGGTGAGGGTACCATCTGCACCCTGAAGCATGGCTGCGCGGTACAGAAGCACATCACCCATTTCTATTCTTGATGCTGGCCACACGTCTGCATCAGAGCCAGATTTGAGATAATCAAGATTAGCCTGGTCGATGACGCACACAGGCTCCGCTTCGAGCGATGCCATCGCCAGCTTCATCGCAGCAAGCGCATTTGCCGCATCTTCGTTTACTGCGCCGGGCACAGCATCGCGCTCTCCTTCAAGCTCCGCGATTGTTTTCAGGAGCCATTCTTTGGTTAGTGTTCTCATGGGTTAGTCCTCCCCTTCAATGCGGATTCCAGCGGCCTTTAGCGCATCTTCGAGGAGACACACCTCTTTAGCCAGCCTCATTGAATTGCTTTCAGCGCGATGCTTGTAGTCGCTGTACTCCCGCTCTACTTCGAATCGCTTCTCTCGGTGGATGCTTTCCAGCGACTTAGCCTGGTGTAAATCCTCCGCCTGTCGCTCAAGCTTGAAGCGCTGAAGCTCGACCAATTCGTGTGCGGCTTCCAGCGCATTTATCAGCTCATCAACGGTTCCAGCCGCTTGTCGCGCGTAATCGGTAATCGCCAGCTCGCATTCAATTTCAGTTCCGTTTTCGTTGGAGTGGCAAATAGCAAAGTAGTCTGAGTCGATTTCGTTATCAGCCAAATGCCTCAGCGTGTCGGCAACAAGTACACCGTTTTCAATCAGAAGCTCTGTCGAGCGTTTGTCGATGTTGCTCATTGGGCGGCCTCCCCGACACGTTTGTTCCATGCAGTAATAGCCATGTTGATTTTGTTAGCGCCAACCATCTGAGCAGACTGCGCGTCGCAAGAATGGCAGCGAACAATTGCCGACTGGTAAGGGCAATCCTCTTCGTACTGCGCGAATGCCTCTACGTCTTTGCTGCCGCAGAACGGGCAAGGCTTGATTTGAGTGCTCATTGGACGGCTCCTTCTGCTTTCTTTTCGTCAACGCTCCAGGCTGTAGCCAGTGCGCAAGTCACCTGCATAAACGAGTGCTTTACTTTCACCGAGAAAGTTTCTCCTGTGGCCGATACCGTTTCGATGGTGGTCAGCTCGCCGCCGCTTTCGAAATCAGGGTAGAACTGCGTTACCAGGTTACTTTCGACAATCACGGAACCATCCGGCGTGTGCATTTTAAGTTTCATACCCTACCCTCCCCCAAACCATCAATACTCTTCTCATCGCCGGACTGTTGCGGCACTCCTGAAATATTCCGTTGGTGCAGCTGCGCGCGGTTCCGTCCTGCTCTTCCGACGTCGCCAGGCGATAAGTCACCGTTCGCCAGACCTTGCTGACACGCACAATCTTTCGTGCTCGCTCCAGATCGATGGCGTTCTTCGTGATGCAGTTGATGGTCATGCCGCAATCTGTGGCCACATCCTTCGCGGTGAAGGTCCGGTGCGTTTCGAGATAACGCAGAATTGCCTGTTTGCCTTTCATCAGAATCCCCCTTTCTTTTTCGGCTGCTGCTCGCGCCCGCGGCGTTCTGCGGTGGCGGCCTGCTGGTCTGTGTCGTAAATTGCCCCGTTGTTCTGATTGCAATAAACCGTTCCGGTACTGCCGTGGCGGTTGAGTCGCAGGATTAACTCGGTTTCTCCCGGCGGCACGCTGTCATCGAAAGCACCTTCCCGGTGGATACCAACCCAGTAGTCGCAGTCCTGCTCAATCTGCCCTGTGTCGCGGGAATCGCTCGGTAACGGGCGTTTATTCACTCGCTTCTCCAGTTCGCGGTTGAGCTGGGTCAGCAGCACGACGACGCAGCCAAGCTCTTTAGCGAGGTTCTTCAACCCTTTGGTGATCATCCCGTAGGCAAGGTCATTACGGTCGGCTTTTTCTGCGGTCATCAGAGTCAGGTAGTCAACCAAAATCATGCCTACGCAGCCCTTCTCGCGTTTGATTCGGCGGCTTTCGCTAACGATGTGCGCCAGTGACAGGCCCGGAGTGTCGTCGATGTACAGCTTGTCGATTTCACTCAGCCGGCCCGCTGTAGCGATCGCCTTCTTAAAGTCGCCGTCGTAGTCTCCCTGGTACTGGTCGTCGGCGTCATCCGTGGCGGGCATGTAAAAAATGCTCGGGTTTACGCCGGACTTCTGCCCAACAAGCTTTTCGAGGATCTGGTCGCTGGGCATTTCCAGGCTAAACATCAGCGCTGGCTTTTTCTCGCGAATCGCGCAGTTGATCGCCATCAGCCCGTACAGGGTTGTCTTGCCCATCTTTGGCCTTGCGCCAATCACGAACAGAGAGCCTTTAACCAGACCTTTCGGCGCCAGCAGTCGGTCGAGTGACGGGATTCCGGTACTCATTCCGCGCTGTTCGCCTGAAGGGTCAAATCGCTTCTCCAGATCTGCTACCCAGTCATCCATAACCTCCCCGAACGACCGCAACCCACGGCGACTTCCGGTTTTTGAATGGTCTGCGAGTTGGGTGAAAATACCCTGAATGGCCTCGTACTTCTGCGTGGCGCTCATGCCGTTGCGGGAATACAGCAGCTCAGTAGCTTCGGTCAGTCGGCTGATGCCATAGCGCTCCATTGCGGCTTCCCGGACTGACGCAGCGTATGCCACGATGTTTGCAGCGCTGGGAGTGTTCTTGGCGATCTCTGCCAGGTAAGCAAAGCCACCTACCTGCTCCGCGAGCCCTTTGCCTTCAAGCGCGTCAAACAATGTCAGACCATCGACTGGCTTGTTGTCGCGAAACATCTGGCGCATCTCGGCAAATATCAGCTGGTGAGGTCGGCTGTAGAACGACTCAGGCTTGAGCATCGCCAGAACCTTCTGGACTCGCTCGCTGTTGTCATCATCCAGCAGCAGGCCACCGATAACGCTCTGCTCTGCTTCGAGGTTTTGTGGTACAGCCATGAAATCAGCGGTCATCACGATCCCCCTCGCGCACTTCGATGTAGAGCTTTTCGGTCAGGAACTTATCAAATTTCATGCGGCGCCAGGTCTTCCCGGATTTCTGGTCTGGTCGGTCTTCAAGCATCCAGCGGCAGTTCTGAGCGATGTAGCGCAGATAGCTTCTGAAACCGTCCATATCCATCGGCTTGCCGTCCAGGTTGCGGGCAATCTTGTTAGCCTTACCCCAGAAGGTGCGGATTAGATTGCGTCGCTCATCAGTGAGGCATCTCCATCCCCGGGCTTCAGGCAGTTCGTCTTTCAGGCATTGCCATACTTCATCGCATGACAAACGGGACTTTTTCTCTTCAGCGAGTTTCTGGTCATTTGCGACATACTTACTACCGTTAGGTAGTAAGTTATTTAATATATTGTTATCTGTGGACACTGGCTGGACATCGGCTGGACACTCCACCTCCACAGGCATTGGTACGACTGCGTTTGGGCTGGACACCGGCTGGACATCGGCTGGACAAAAATTTGACTGATATTCGTCATATTTGACCACTTTTAGAACAGTAAAACGGTTGTTTGATTTGGTGGTGATCATGCCCAGATTCTGGAATTTACGGAGCAGTGATTTAACGCGATCAGCGGTCAAACCCGTTTCCATTGCCAGCGTGTTACGCCCGGTAATGAACTCTCCGCGCTCGCAGATCACATCGCCGACATCAGTAGATACCAGTGTCTGTTCGTGATTAGCGCGCAGGAGCAGGTGAACCCATAAATGAGCCGCCTCAGCGTCCTTGTAGAACGGCACATCCATAATTTTACGGTGCAGCAAGGCAAACCCCTTACCGTCATTCGTGCGCGGTTTCTGGAGCCTTCTGGCCTCTCTGGCTTCGGCTAAATTAGATACGTTACCCACGGCCACTCTCCTTACGTTTCAGTTCTTCAAGAATGGCGCGCATCTTCTCTGCCACAATCGGGTTAACCGAGCGGATGAAGCGGTCGCGGGTTATGTTTTTATGTACAGCGGTATGGTAATAGCGTGGATTTTTTGCCATTATTCCTCCTGCAATGAGTGCACACGATTTGCATCTGAAGGCCAGTTCTGTT